GCAGTAGTGATATTCTCCTATAGGCAAAACAATCGCCGTGTTGCCTACACTGTAGTACCGGGCGTAGGCAGCGGCAGTGTCAACGTTGCCGGTACAGAACAATGACGCGCTTCGGTATGGGATTCCAAAGGTCTCGATAAACCATCCGTCGGCCTGTTCGTGATCGTCAACGCCGGTAGATCGCGGGCGGCGATTTTGCCTCACCGTCACACGAAGGATAGAAGAATGTGGATGGAAGACATCGTCACTGCCGCGGTACATCGGGTAATGGATAAGAGCGTTATCTATCCCGCCTATTTCTTGGAGATATGGGCCGCAGTGTCGCTCTATCCAATCTAAATCCTTCTGGGTCGTGTTAGTAGTGATTTCATTTATTTTCATGTCTTATCCGTACCAAGGATCTGCGGCGACTATAGTGCCATCCTGTCGCATTAGCCAATTCGCGTAGTGTAAATCCAATGTCACTTCAGTCTTATGCAATTTCGAATAGAATTTTTCATGTTACAATAGTATAGCGATTGCATACGCTATGTCTTGCGCCGAATTGAGTTTTAGATTTTCGTGTTGCTGCAAGCATTTGTCTAGTCTGGTAATATACGGAATTATCCTGTTTGTTATTCCGTGATATTCCACAGCATCCGCTAAATCTGCTAACATAGATCCTACAGTGCCGCCCGGCAAGCTAGATAACCGTTCGATTCTGATCTGCACGACATCTTCGTCGTCTACGTTAATGCCGTGAATGATAGGAAAGTGTGAGCTCTCGTGGCCATGATCTACACAAAAGTGAACAAAAGCAATTGCTGTGTTACGAGTCTCTTCTGTCATCTCCTCCTCTCCTCCGCCAACTACTTTGACTACAGTGGTTGGCTCATCCATATGTTGCCATACTGATGCGGTTGCACCTTGTCCTACTTCCTGCCAGGCCGTTTTCTTAATTTCAGAATTGACAAACCTAGGGTCGACATCTTCGTCTGTTGTGATTACCTCATTTATTCTCATATTATCTCTTTATATAGCATACCACGGATCCGCTGCTACAATCGTATTGTCTCCACGCATCATCCAATTACCGAAATGCAAATCTAATCTCAATACTTCTAGTTTGTACGCCTTCGCATAATGCGGCGCATTTTTTACTAGTATATCACATGCTTCAGCAATACTTGCGGCGGAATTGTGTCCCCTCATTTGTGTATTTTCATGGTGGAGGAGTCGGTCGAGTGAATTCATACTATCGACACATCGATAGTCCTTGACTCCGTACTCTTTAACATCGCTTGCTATGTTAGCACAACCGGTTGCGATATCATAATTTACGATAGGCAACAATGTCTCTAATCGTATTTGCACAACATCATCGTCATCAACATTAATGCCGTGAATGATTGGGAAATGTGGACTCTCGTGGCCATGATCCACGCAGAAGTGAACAAAAGCGATTGCTCCGGACCGGTAACTCGGTCGACTATTCATCATCCCGCCCCCAACAACCTTCACTACGGTAGTCGGATCTTCCATGTGCCTCCACACCGATGCAGTAACACCGGACCCCATCTTCTTCCATTGCTTGTCCTTCTTGATTTCCGAATTGATGAAGGCGGATGGAACATCTTCGGCTATGATCTCATTTATTTTCATATTAGTACCAAGGATCCGCTGCTACGATAATGCCATTTGGACGCATTAGCCAATTGCCATAATGGAGATCTAACCCCGCTACTGTTTTATGTTTCCTTGTGTAAGACTCAACATACTTAGACAGCAACTTAACGGCTTTCGCGATTTCTATTCCTGAATTGTTTTGAAGAATCGGATATTTCGCGATAGCTTCATCTAATACTTCTATCTCGTCCCTAGCACGCGTCACTGAATAGTAGTCAACCGTTTCTGCTACACTCTCTAACCGTCGATTGACTGCTAAATTTGGCAACTCTACTAGTCGTTCGATCCTAATCTGCACGATATCTTCGTCGTCTATGTTAATGCCGTGGATGATCGGGAAGTGCGGACTCTCGTGCCCGTGATCTACACAAAAGTGAACGAAAGCAATTGCCGTATTACGGAACTGTTTTGTAATACGATCTCGACCACCGCCGATAACTTTAACTACAGTATTAGGATCCTCTAAGTGATGCCATACTGATGCGGTCGCTCCAGCACCTACTTTCTGCCAGTCTGTTTTCTTGATCTCGGAATTGACAAATTTCGGGTCGATGTACTCAGTGATGAATTCGTTTGCTTTCATCTATTATCTCACGAATAATGGGACGATGCCACACCGCTAGTAAACCCAACGTCGATAATGACAGCCCGACCTTTATATATTCCCCAGTTACTAGCAGTCTGAAAGTCGACTAACTCAATGTCAAAGCTGTTAGCTAACTCTGCTAGCTCATTCACGTATTCATAGAACGTATCTTCATCTTCTTGACTAGAGTATCCTGCGGCTGCTCGTTGAACATTAACTGACGAGGCGATTCTGTCACCTCCATCTCTATTCTTTCCTGATATAATCCCAGCAATCAATAATACATCAGTTAGACGGGCGCATTTCATAATAGCGCACAACTGTTTCTCGTTTGCTTTCTCGGCCATCTCAAATTGAATCCAGCGCGGTATGACACTCTCTTTATCATAGTCGATCAACGGGATAATGATAGCCATACCTTTTGCATACCCGTCATTGACTATCGCTAACTCTGCTTCATTCTGTGCTAAACCTTTTTTGTTCTTAGCGATTTTTAACGCGGTAGGGCGACCTTGATACATAATGCTGGTCACAATTCTACTCGAGCCCGATCCAATTTTCTTAGATCTTTCTAGTGCATATGCAACCTGTTTTTTAATAGGATTGAAAGACGAGAACGCCTTTGTATCCCAATCGTCTGGCAACGGAGCTTCAGTTATAAATTCAGTTGATTTCATACTGCTCCTTGTTGGACGGCGTCTAGAAACTTTTCATATATGTCTTTTCGAATTGCTACAACTGGACCTCCGACCCAACATTCTTTATTCTGCGGTGGCTCAGCTGCAAACTCAGCAATAGACATTAATTTGAACTTAGTTAATTCTGGTGCCATTCCTGCTAATAATGTCGGCAATACGTTGTCTGGAGAAGGAATACGATCCTGCAGAGCAATTAGAACATTGAGCCGTAATGATTTTTGTGTAGCTTCCGATTTTGCTGCCTTAACTATTCCATGCCAAGATTGGGGGAACCCAATCCTGTATAAATATTGGTTAAATCGACGCATAGAATCAGGTCCTGAGGTATGAATACCTAATTCCGGAATATTAACCTGTGTCTCCCAAATATCTTTACTATGGCAGACTGCAATCTTCACGCCGTCGAATGGAAAGATAGCGTATAGTCTGCCATAGTCAGATGCATATCTATGCCAAGTAGAACAAATCAAACTTTTACTGCGCTTTGGCCAGCCCTCAAAATATGGACTATTGTCTATCAACAACGTGTAATAGTTAGAGGTGTTTGCTGATTTGCGTAAGCCAGTCGTCGGGTCAATCGTTACGACTTCCCCAAAATGATCTCTCATTCCGCGCCATAGTGGAGCATGAATTGTTGCTAGTGATTCACGACAATGTTCGTTCAGCAATGCTACTGCTTTTTCTATCGATATCGATTCGTGCTGGTAGTCTTTAACTTCAGTTATGAATTCAGACGATTTCACTGCTGTTGTTTCCAAACCGATCTCGGATTAGTAATACGGCTCTTCGACATCACATCAATGCTAGTATTTCGTTTAACTAAGACCAATCCCTTATATTGAATTGCTGGACTATTTCCCAACGACGGGAATTCATGAGATACGTTACCAACTACCCTAGCACCTTTGAGCTTTGACAATGCGTCCCATACAGAATCTAATGCATTGCCCGGGCCAGCAGATAGAATTTTTGCTGGGTCACGCATACGTACCCCGTCACCACGAGTCCATACCTTCATGCCAACATCTTGAGTATAGATTCTCATATCTCTAGCCGCTGTCTTATTCCACCAAGTAACGATAGCAGACAAAAAGCCACGTATCGTTTTGTTTTCTGGTGCAAATTGTGCATCATCTTCAGTTATAAATTCGGTTGATTTCATACGTTAGAAGTCCCAAATAAATTTGCCATAGTTCTAAACCACATCGAACTGCCAGGTTGAATTGATTCTGGCAACGTAATCAGTCCTTTAGTAGCATCAGCTCTTGCTTGCGCTAATTTTTCTTCTTTACGAGGGTCATTAGCTAATGCCCGGATGATCGACTTAACTGACGCTAAATCTGCTGCTGTTGCATTCTTGTTGAGCAGAATCTTTGCTACTGTATCTTTGTCGTCGGCTATTACCTCGTTGGTGTTGCGGTCGATTAGCTTACCTTCGAATGGGCTAAACTTTAGGTTCAACGCTTTAGCTAGGCTTGAATAGAGTATAAACAACTGACCGCCTTTAAATTCTGGGTCATCGTATTGACCTGATGGCCCGTGCGTGTGGAATGGCGCTACCTTGGCTGCGTTTGGTATGATCATGAGATCGCACTGCACGAATGTTCCGTCTGGCACCGGCATTCTGACATGCACGTTACGACCAGATAGCGCACATTGGAACCCTTGATCCTCGATATATTTCTTCAACGCAATCTTAGATTTCTTCTCATCAAGCCCGCCGAAATATTCTGACACTGCGTTAGCATCGATGAATACGTCCATATCGCCAGACTCAACTTTGAATCCTGCTGAGCCAATATGTGGGATGATAGAAATGCCGGCAGGGACAATCTTTTGAATATCGTTGATTAGTCCCGGGACATATTCTTTCTTAATCGCTGTTACGTCTGGAAATACGTTGCCACCTTCTGTTAATCTCATGTATCATCTCCGTTTGGCATTGAACTGATTTTTAGGGAGAATTTGTCTGCCACTAGAATCAGCTATATCATTTAAAAACTTAATACTTGTCTCAGAAGGAACAGGCTGGCGGTCCGAAGTTATCCAACCCTTATCCGTCTTATAATAGACATGCTTTTCTTTAGGTGTAATTATCTGGATCCAATGCCCTGGGTCCGGAACTGGCCCGTTATCTCTTGCTGTGGTTGCTGCTTGAGCAGGTGATTGTTCTGGTGCTGCAGGTTGTGCTTGCTGTGAATTTGCAGGTGGCGGGACATCTTTTTGAGCCACCGCTGCGGTCATAAATGCCGTTACAGATTGTGGTGTAACCGTAGATTTAGACGGGACTCCGTTGAAAGTAATTGCTGGCGCTGATCCTACAGTGAATGCGTTATTGTGTAATGCTCGTTGAGCAAATGCGGTTAGTTCAGCAGCGTATTTTTCTGGAGAGTTTAACCGTTCTTCAGGCATGCCGGCCGAGATTCTGTTCCAGTTATAAATCCAATTCTTTACTACCTCTTGATTTCGACGTGCTGAATCTTTGCTGAGGGTTGCGTAATCTGCTGCTGCCTGTTTATCTGCTCGAGCAGTCCGATTCTGTTGTGACAGCGGATTTATCTTGCTAACTACATCGCGCCATCCGGCCTCCTCTAACTCTTCTGATTCAACAATGATCTCATTAATCTTCATGCCTATTTTCCTTGAGTTTTCTTACCCCACGGATAAACTTAGCAGTGTCTTGGCCACGTATGCTGTTAATAAGACGACGTTCTAAGTCGGCAGCAATATCGGGAGAATAACTCTCCCGAATCGCATTGATAATGTTGATTGCTCCAGTGATGATGTTAGTAGCTCGACTTTCTAAGAGACTTTCTCTGTCCCTATGAGATAACAAGTTATCTAATTCGTCGAGCGTTGATCTGATCCGTTTTTGCAAAATATTACCCCGCGTGTTTGTTACAGTATTTATCCAAATCAGAATATTAGTTACGCTGCTGGTTGAGGCTTACTAAGGTTCGCAATCATATTCTTTAATTTCGATGCTTGTATTTCAGCTTGTGGCACCTTAGTTATCTCACCCGTTGTCTTATCGATAATTTCTGTCGGATTCGATGTTACTGTTGACTTAGGTTTAATTTTGCCTAGGATAGCATTTGGCGTTGGCCCTGTCTGCGGCTCTTCGCCACAGTCAACAATACGCAGGCTTTCAATATTGAAGTCGAGATCGACCTTAGATCCTACTCCGCTTGACGACCGTGTCTTCAATAATTGAAGCTGATACTTACCTCGTTCCCGCATTTGCCTCGATGTGAAAATACCAAACACGTTATCTGCTGTATTGATCTTAGAAATACCACCCGAGATATTGCTGTGGTCAAATTCTACTTCATCAACTGCCGAACGATTCAACTGCGATGCTGTGATAAACAGGATGTTCAATTCTTTCGCTAAGTTGCGCAATTCTTCTGATACGTATTTGTCTTTAATGAACAGGTCGTTAGGGCTTACTTTAGCTGTTACAGGCATAAGCAGGTCTAAGTAATCGACCATCATGAAGTCGACTTTTGCTTTAGTTTGGACCTGGAATTCTTTTACGAACGCACGAATATCGTTGACTGTGCTTTGCGCTGGGAGGTATTTGATCTGGAACTTGCCAGACTTCTTACTTGCCATCTTAATCTTCAGCTCAACATCGTCGAGGTTCTTGAACACTTCCTTTGTGCTACAGTTTGCGATCATTGAGTCGATACGCATTGCGCACAATCCCTCACTAAGTTCTAATGTAAGGTAGATTCCGTTCAGTCCAGCAGTAACCCAATTGACGCTGATATTCTGCATGAACAGTGATTTACCTGATCCAGAACACCCTGCAAAAATATTCAACTCGCCGCGATTCATACCGCCAAACAATGCGCGATCAAGACCTGGCCACCCTGTGCTAACCTGCCCGTTGCCTGCTTTGATTGCTAACAACCTTGCCCTCGGATCAGCAAAGTAATCAGTACCAATGTTCTTGACTAGCCCGATCTGCACTGCTGCCTTAATCAGTCCTTCTACCGGGTCGTAATTCCCTTTCTCAAGCAGGTCTGCCGACAGTAGAATTGCACGCTCTAATTCTTTACGCTTGTTGAAACTTTCAAACTCGACTAAGAACCAGTCATAGTGGTCTGCTTCTAATCCAGTGAGTAACTTAAATTCTGTGCCGCATGTTGCGTTGATCTGATCTATGGTCGGCATCACTTTAAACGCATCAACATGTGTTTTTATAAATGCTGCGGGCTCTCGAAGTGATCGATCAAAATTTTCCGGATTGAATATATTCTGAACTCGTACATACGATTCAGGATTGCCAATCATCATCTCTAAGAACAACTTCTGAGTTGCTGAATTATAATCTGTAGTCATTTATCTATACCTTTATTTAATTTGCAATTGCTGAAATGATATCTTTTCATTTGCCCTGGATTACCTTCTTTATTACAATGAGGACATGTTACAGTTTGGCGAGGAATTGAATTCGGCGCTTTTAAGCAGTTGTCCGAATGGTATTGTTTCATTACACCGGGGCCGCATAGCAACCCGCAATGCGGACAAACACTTTTCTTTGATGGCCCTATGCTAACTCCTTTTTTGGCGGCGGAAATTTTTGCATTATGCTCTTTTGTATTTGTACCGCGATTTAGCTTGCCTTTTCTTGCTTTGACGAGTTTTGCTATGTGTTCAGCTGATTGCGGACCTCGCTTTAATCCTTTAAGAGCTTTCGAGGTAACTGCCTTCCGTTCATCTGATTGCGGACCTCGCTTTAATCCCTTTATACTTTTAAATCTCCTTTCTCCCGACGGGAGCCTATACTGCCTGTTTAACAATAACGGATTACCCCAATTTTCACAAATAAGATATTGCTCGAAATCATATGCATCATTACCTAAGAAAAATTCCGCCGCCACTTGCCAATCATATTCATCGAATTTAGGTCGGACTATTTTTGACGATGTTCTATAAATAAATAAGTCTACCGTAGACGGTAATTTATTTGCTTCTCTATATCCGATATATAGTTCGCCTGTTATTCTATTGATGCCAAAATAGACATACGGCATAGCTTTTGTAGATTCATACATACCATCACCTTAAATAAGTATTTATACGCAAACGCATCTACGAGTTAAATTTGTCTACGTGCTGTCACTTATATCGTTTGCGCTTTAGGGCGATTTTCAATTTGCTACGTTCGACCGCGTCAATTATGGTTTTGATAGTAAATAACTTCCCATACTTTTCTACTGCTTGACTAATGTCTTCGCAGGTTTCGGACCATACCGGGAACGATACAGACCAGTTATTATTCATTGCGGTGTCGATGAGTTTATTTCCCGCCTTATTCCAGTCTGGGACTACAATAATCTCACGATCTAAATTTTCGATTATGTCTATTTGCTGCTTAGTCACGTCCGACTTTAATACTGCGACCCCATCAATCGCCAGCGCATCAAATACACCTTCTGCTACAATTACGAATTTCCAATCACGTTCCTGCTTATCGATATTGAAGACGTATCCATCGTCTATTTGCATATGATACTTGGGCAGGAGGCCATCCACAAATGTTCTGGCACTATATCCAATTACCTCGTCTTTCCACGTGAACGGTACAATCACGCGCTTGTTCATTTGATGCTTGTTAGAAGAAGACCAATAAAACTCGTATTTCTGCATATCAATTCTACGCTTTGACACATATTCAACTGATTGCACAAAGCCGTTTGGATATTCGTGATTTCCTTTTAACTCGTAAAACTCAATTAGTCCTAAGAATGTTACAGCTTCGTCTGGCAGCGGATAACTTTTGAAATTTACTTTCAGCTCTTCTTTGACTTCCGGAGCTTTAACCAAGCCTAAGAATTCTTGGCGTTCTTTCTCTCGTAATGCTTCGATAGACAGGCGATGGACTTCTAAGTCCTCTACTCCCATCCAGCTCAGTAGTTTTCGGAATTTATAGCTTAGTGGATAACCCGGAACGTAACCAGTTTTGAATCCACAGTTGAAGCAGGCGTAAGATATTCCCCCGTCTACGTTAGCGATAACTCCGCCGCGACCACGCTTATCTAAGGATTCTCCATTATGAGGACAACAGCAGGCATTACCCGAAATCCAGCCTTTGGAGGAGGTACGAATCTTTCGTCCTGATTGCCAGGCGTTCATTGTGGCGGTGGCGATAATAGAGCTCATACTGTAATTATACAGATTTACAGAGCCGATAGCAAAACCTATCCAACCGAAAGTTTAGGACCGATAGAGAATCTTAGTCACTTCGCCCGAAGACGGGGGAATTGCTGGAGGAGGTGGGAATGAACCAGGTAGAGCCGGATCAGGAGTGATAACGAATCGCACCCCTGTGAATACTCCGTCCCAATTATAGTAGGTCGACGCGTTTTGGTCTACGAAGGTTAAGGTGACTATAGTGGCCCAGGATGGTACCGCCGGTAATGAATCCAAAGTCGCCTGAATTTCAATCTTACCCGAGAAATTATCGAAGTAGAACTGTGCAGTATGGTGAGCTGATTGCTGGCGTGTTGGTGTATCAGCCTTGACGATACCAGTTGTAGTAACGAGTTGACCAAGATCTGACGTAATAACGATACGTGTAGGAGCCGGGAGGTCCACATTCACACTCGGATGGAAGGATGGATAGTGACCAGAAAGAAGAATGAGTTCTCCCTTAACATCGTAGTCGGTATCAGAGTAAACGATATGCTGCTCACCAGTGTCAACATCAGTGACGATGAGGCTGTAGCTGTAATACTGATTTGGCAGATCCATAAGCTCAAGCTCAGTCAATACCACTGTAACTATGCCTTGTGGTGCGTCAATGATTGTTGCTGGCTTGCTAACGATAATAGAACCTTCTGGACCAGAGATCATATTGAAGGTTATCGCAAAGCCTAGAATATTCACGCGCTGTTGATCGTTGTTCTTAAATGTGAATCGAATCGTGTTATCGATCCCGTGGTATAGTTTTATCGTTCGCATATACACAATTCTGTTCCTTAATTTGAGCATAGGATCAATGTTAAGTTGAACATCAACCTCGTTGTGGTAGAAATAACAATTCGTCGTTTGCATCATTTATTTATCAGAAATTTATATTGGCTAAATAACATTATGGACGACCAATACAAACAGAAACTATCAGACCAGCATCCCTATTTGACGATCATTTCATACGGTGGGAACGAGTATATCGGTATTGTCCAGAACGTCGACGACTTTATCACTACGATTTATGATTTCACTGTCTTAAAGACTGACGAGCAAAAACTGATGTTTTTGCAGTTAGCGGAAGAATGGTGGTGGGAATCGAATCGTTGCACGCCGATCAATCTGTTCCTCAAAACAGAGTGGGCTGTGTTCCGTACTACGTTGAAAACTCTCAACACGAAAGATGTCGAGATAAAATGCGGACCGTATATCAGTCTGAAAGAAATTGCGCTGCGCAAAGGTAAGCGTCGTTCAATTACCTTAGTCCGCCGGGTAGTCTAATTACTATTTCCGAACTTTAGCAACACCATAGTGAAGGTCGAATCATTCATATCTAATCCAGTGATGTGGGTTGGATATTCGTTGTTCTCGTGTAAGAAGGTAATGGTCCATTCATCTTTAACCCATTCCTCGAATCCGGCATCATACAAATTGCGGCCGCTCTCTGCTTTTAACTCTCTGAGGACTCGGCTCCAGAATCCCGCTTTCTGACCTATTAGAGCCTGGTCAGCATGGCATCTAGTAAATTCCGAATCTAAGTCCATTCCGTGTGATGATCTGAAATCAATCCTCATATTGGAATCTCAGTAATATCATAGTGAATGTTTCATCGTTCATGGATAGTCCAGTTAAATGTGATCGGAAATCTTGTTCCTCATGCAAGGAAGTGATGCCCCATTCTTTCTTGAGCCAATCCTCAAACTCATCGTTAAACAGAGGCAGGCCGCTATCGTTCTTTAGCCCTCGTAAAACCTGAGTCCAATACCAGGTTTGCCCTGTTACTGTTTGGTACACTCCGTAGTCGTTACGAAAGTTCATCTTGCTGATGTTTCTGAAATCAACCTTTATCAAAATTCAACTCGTCCGTAATATTTCAATTCGAGCATAAGCAACGCCGACTCGTCAATTTCGATGCTTGTGGCTTGCGATAATGCTTTCGGATTATTGTAGTGAAATACCATGCCCCACCGAACTCGAACAAATTCAGCGAATCCCGTACTCCCCCACGGATGTCCGCACTCCTCTACGATTATATCTATCAAGTCAGCCCAGGTTCGCATCTGGTAGTAGCCAGCGCTCCGCAAATCAATTATCATGAGAACCTCAACGCAAATTCAGTAAGTAACTTCTCATCTATGTCAGCCGTTATCTGAATGTAATGCCGCTGGCGCCAGTGGCCGGGTTTGAACAGGTAATCATGCTCGTGACAGCAGCCTATCGTCCATTCACTCCCACATTTACCGTCAGCAGATAATTTTCCCACGTGCGTCTCTAACCATTGGATTATTGGTAGATCGCGCCAGTATTGAATATTCTCAAAATTCATTCCATCATCTAAATGCTTATCGGCTGGTACCATACTAAACATCATGAGAACCTCAAGTAGAATTCAGTTAGCAACTTCTCATCTATGTCTCTACGTATTACGACGTAATGATTATTCTCCCAAGGGCGCCCGGTTTTATCGTGGTAGTCATACCCTACTTCCCACCCGTTACCTTGTGGCCATTCATCGTCTTCATAAGCACCTAATTCGCCTACATGCTCGACTAGCCAGGCTATGATTGGGACATAGTTCACGATTAGATGTCTGTTCTCCCCGTTGAATTCAAGTTGGAAGTCAATCATTGGCTTTGATAGCGTGCTCGGTTCAGGATGAAAGACTAATTTCATAGTACCACTATACAGTAAAAATCAGTCGCAGTCAAGCGACCTGGCATAAATAAGTGTGAGCCACGATACTGCAAATATCTGCTCACTCTAACATTATAGGACAATGTCAGCATGAATATTTATTACATCTACGCATACCTGCGTAGTAAAGACTCCAAAACAGCAAGAGCAGGAACGCCATACTATATCGGTAAAGGCAAAGGGAATCGAGCCTGGGCAAAACATCGCGTGTCGGCTGGCGGAAATCCAATAATATTGCTCGATACAAACTTAACTGAAATCGGAGCATTAGCATTAGAACGAAGGTTAATCCGATGGTACGGACGACAAGACTTAGTCACTGGTATTCTCCAAAATATGACAGACGGGGGTGATGGTACAAGTGGTAGGATAGTTATTATTTCGGATGAGCATAAAGAGAAACTCAGGAAACCTAAGCAGTGGACAGAAGAAGGCATGACTCGGCTAAAGATGGCGCGGAATAGTCGTCCGGCATGGAACAAAGGACTCACGATGCCAAACGACGACAAGTATAAAGGTGGCAAAAAGAACAAAGGTCGAAAACAGTCTGAAGAAACTGTTAGTAAGAGAAGTAAAAGTTTGACTGGCTTAATGACCGGTGAAAAGAACCCGATGTTTGGCAAAAAACATAGTGCCGAAGCGTTAGCTAAATGCGTTCACCTCGGTGAAGCGAACGGCATGTACGGTAAGCATATAAAGCAATCAGCAGATACTATCTCTAAGAGATCCGCAGCGAATACCGGGCAAAAACGGCCACGAGTAAGTAGAATAGTTGATAGAAAAGAAATGGCCCTAAACACTTTTAACCGCTGGGTAAATTCTCAGACAACAGATTCATATTAACGACTATGAGATGTGCGTACGCCAGTGAATGGCTCTTTTTGAAGGTGTACCCGTCATCTGTCTTATCCCAAATAGTTTGCGCTACAATAGACCACGGGTGACCGATCAGATGTTTCTTACCCGGACGAATCATCGCAATGAACATAGATAACCTTGGAATAGAGTTGATCGGTTCCGGTAAGCTGCATATCATTGACCAGTAATTGCCTAAGTGGATTAGCTTCTCACAAAACTCACGCTCGAGCAGTCGGTCCCACAGTGGCTCCGTTGTCATCAATTTGATTAGATGGGTTTCGTCTTTAACTTGCTCGTAGACCGAGACATTCAAGAAGTCGACTTTGAAGTATCCGCGAGTCTCGGCATTCTTGTAGTCAATCGTTGCGTACCCGTCGATATCATGCGGGATGTCGGTGAAATATACTCCAGACGCGTGACGAGTCATGACGCCATCATTGCGTTGCGTGCTTGCGCGAACATGCTGTAGATGCTTTAGTGCATCTTCTCTTGACCCGAAGTCAAGGTCGATGTCTGTGTTATTTACTTTCATTGTGGTCCTTAATTTCGAATCCAGCGTAACATAAACATTGTAACATCTTTCTCATCAGAAAAATAGAGCCTGGCGTTCCCTTCGGGCAATATCTTTTTGTGCCAGTTCTGATCTCCTGCGTTCGGCACCGATACTTCGTTCCACACAATAACATCTCCGGTACAGGTATTTTCTACCCACCGCTGAATGTCAAACCTTTGAGCAATCAACTGCTCGTCGATCATCCGAATATACTGATCGTACAATCCGGGATCAAGTCGCCACAGTAGCTCATCCTCGCTGCTACAGTAATGAAATTTACCCATCACACCCACTTTAGTATGAAGCACGCTGCATCTTTCTCGTTACGAAAGAACATTGTCTTAACCATAAACACCCAATCAGTTGAGTTAAACGTTTGGTTCATCCAGGAAATAAGATAAGTCCCGTTTGAGTCAGCAAGATACGCTAATTCCATTGGAAAGCTTACGTAAGTCCAGCCTAAGTAACTCGTAAGGTCTGAATATCCGAATATGCGGAGCGACGTGATATATTCTTGATCTACTATCATGTCTTAGTCATCAATGTAAACCACGATGCGAATTTCTTGTCTTTGAAGACGAATCGTTTGGTTCCACCTCTGCCTCCCGTAGCACTGTTCTGAAGGTAACTCGAAGTCCAATCAGTCAACGGCACATTCTCTTCACACCATTTATACAGCATCTTGTACTGGCCTGGATTTTTGTCTTCAATGAAATGGCCAAATGCGGTGTATCCGTCAGACGGTGGTAATATCGGAACTTCGACTAATGTCCATCCTGACCTGACTAATGTGCGGATTCTTCTCTTCATGTCTGTCCCTGCTTTAACGTAAATTCCGGTATTGTCAATTTCGTAACTGACGCGAACGGTGCGTGATGCTTTCATTCTTTCGGTCTTTCTGACAACGTCCTCATTATCACATATTGCTCATACAGTTGTCCTAACTTGCTGCTATGAGCGAGCGAATAATCTGTAGCTGCTTGCCACTTCAATGAATGTCGAGCTGCGGCAGACAATCCTGGATATTCATCTTCGGTGATACGAAGCCATAGCTCATTATTATCTGCCATGTTATCTCCCACTCCAGTGTAATGAAAACAATACTGCGTCGAACTCGCTTTCGAACCACCAACGAGTATTTGTGTAGTGATAGTAATATCGAGTAGAGAAGTGATAGTTATCACACCAGTGTTTTGCTGCCCTCATGCTCTCCATTTTAGGAGGTATCACAGCAAACCATTTCGTTCTACGTTCGTCTTTATTTTTATTGTCCCACTTCATATTATTTCGCCCACATCAGTGCCAAATAGGTTGCAGTAGATTCGTGCTCGTCGCTGAACCTGACATGCACTTCAGTTACCCTACCCGTGCCAGTCCAATGGTTGCTGTCTAGCCACCATTCGAAATCTTTTTGGTGTTCTAATCCTTGCTCTTTACACCAGTTACTAATCTTGAGTCCAAGATTAGTTCCTTTTTCTTCATGGTTTGCGTCTGCAATTCTTACTAGTATCATTTTACCCACATCAGTGTCAAATATGTTGCAGTAGATTCGAACTCATCATCGAATCGAAAATATACTCCGCTTTTTACATCAGTATGAACTAGCCACCACTCAAAATCTTTTAGGTGTTCTAGGCCTTGCTCTTCGCACCAGGTACTAATCTTGAGACCTAGGTGAATCCCTTTCAACACAGTGTCTGCATCTGATATCTTCACTAGTATCATTTCATCCACCGCAATGCAAACATCGTTGCATCTTTGTCGTTGTCAAACAAGAATATCAATCGGCGATCTCCCGAGGGATCGTAAGAATACGAACTGTCCCATCCGTTATTCATCTCACCGATGTTATCTATGCACCAAACCTGCACATCAAAATATCCTGTTTTGCCCCAATGCTTCGCTGCTTCGGTCATGTTAATAGAGATCATACCCACCTCAGCGCAAACATCGTTGCATCGGCATCATTCTTAAACACAAAGTCGAGCTTATCTGCAACAACAGAAGAGGTCCACTTGTCGCTGCAAGCGCCGAATCGGCAGATGCACCAGCATTGGCAATCTAAATACCAGATCTTGTCAACACTAAACCGATCAACGCTTATAGTAGTCATACGTTCGCTTCTGCTGTTACTACTTTAATGAACTCAACGTCAGCGACATAATCTAAGAACTTGCGTTGCCAATATTCGGGATCGATATTTTTGTAGATCAACGCGATCTGCTCTTCGTTGAGCTTAGACAGAAATTCGACCCCGCCAGTAGAGTTGAATATGATCCACGGTGAAATACGACCATAGGCAATCATGTTACAAATCTTGTTAGGCGCGCCCTCTGTGAAAAACACGTTGAACGGTTTCCCTGTCTCGTCAGCCCAACGCTGCATCTCGGCAAAGGTACGATCTAAGGCATCATTCGGATGCTCTTTGCGCAAATATTCGTAGAGCCATTCATCGTAGATTGCATCCTTTGTCCAGTGGTCAAGCTTCTTATTGGCTTTGATGATCCAGGTAATGAATGCTGTTGTATTGACTGCGCGTATTGACACAAGGTACTGGCCAAACTTCACGAATGCTGAGTAATAGGGCGATTCAGCAAAGTGAGAGTAGGTCTTGCTTTGCGAACTACCTTGCGTCATCTCGTAGAATTTCAGATACGCTTGATAACCAAGCTGCACGCCAGTTTCATTCTGCTGCATATGGCGGCGTTTCTTTTCGCAGTTATGCACCGCTAGAGTTTTCTCTTGGCGGAATGCCTTACCACAGAATTTGCATTTACATTGTGAGTCTTCCATCTTTATATTCGTACCCTGTGCCATTGCAAGCGCCACACTTAGGAGATCCTGTTGAGTCATATCGTCCACTTCCATTACATGCTACACATTTTTTATCTGGCTGTTGTTTTACTTCTGTTGCTTTCCCTGAGGCAATCGCGTGCCTCATTGCTTTATTCGGTTTCATCTGAATCGTCGACTTGCCTTGATAGGAGTGCAGCTAGTTCTTTCAGCGTTAGCTGCGGCTTGGTTACTGTAGGTGTAGGAGTCGGAGTAAATGTCGAAGGTCTACCAACTTTAGAGGCTATGGACCGAGCACGAATTTTGTCGAGTATATCATTAGCAGACTGGCTAGGTGGTCGCGGTGTTGGACGCTTCAGTAAGTAATATTCATACACCCGATTTAGCAGATCGGCCATGCCGGGATCCTCGACTGACATGCGATTAATCTCGTCGAGCTCGTAGGTTGTTATCATGTTATGCCCTCCCCCAGGCTGCTTTCATTTGCTGCCGTAGAATTTCTGCTGCGGTGGCGCGTGATTCATAGCTCGTTACAGGTGGTTGTTTCAGTAAGAAGTATTCCTCAGCTCGATCAAGCAAATCCTTCATGCCTGGATCAGTCTTAGCCAGCACCGTTAAGTCTATCATCCGCCGAATATCCATCAGCCTATCTCCTTCTTGATTTGTTCTTTCGTCCAGCCGAGCTCTTCAGCAAACTTCTTCACTGCCTTAACATCGTTCATTGCTGCTAACAGATCAAGGTCAGCGTCCTTCATACCCGGGTAGAATGCTGCAAAGAACTTACGCACCTTCGGATTTGAATTCTCTTTCTTCTTTTGCGAAAGCCAGTTATGTCGCATGTTACCTGCGCCTGGTGAAATCGTTGTAGCAGTAAGCCAGTTCAGCTTATCGTGCTTCCCTTTGTTGACTGCGAAGAAGTTCTTGTTTAACCGCTTGTTCGTCATCTGCAAGTAATACGTTTGCAGGTCGGCATCTCCAGATACGCACGATCCCCATCGTATCATCAAGAAAGTACTGAATTTCTTCTTCTCGTCATCGTCAAGACTGTCGTAGAATTCTCGATCCTTTTGATCAAGTTTTGCCATTTCATTTGCTATCTCGAGTTTACCTGCCATATTTTATCACATCCAAAAGTGTTCCATACTCCCAGTAAAACGTATCGCCGGTACTAAACGGTCGTCGATAAATTTTCTGCCCCCATACATACTTACCAGCAATACCAGATGGCGAATACAATAGAGGTACTCTCACAGGATACCAGGCAAACCATGTCTGCCATTGTTCCTTCATTCTTTGCCCAATATATGATACATTTTACACTGTTCAACAAGGACTGTCAAGCCAGGGTTTCCTTTAGAATCCCGCAACAGGTTGACCCAATCCAACTCTTCCGGAGTCACAGGCACTGGCGCATCCTGGTCAGCCTTCAGATCGTCGTAGTCCTCGTAATCGCCGGTTCGCCAACTCCATTTAACAGCCATTAATCTTTCCTCAATACAAAATACACTTTACACTTTTCTACTAGATCTGTCAACCCGGGATCACCTTTTGACTTGTGTAATAGGTTAAGCCATTGCTGCTCTTCATCGGTTAGATCCGGTTTCGGCGGTACGTAATAATCGGCGTCATCGTCCCCGTATATGCTCACACCAGGGGAGCTGAGCATGCCAGATTTAGACCATTTCCACTCAGCCATTGTCTTTCCCTAAGATGTAAAATTCTTTTGCTCGGTCAAGTAGATCGGCCAGCCCGGGGTTGGTTTTGGCGGCGGTTACAATGTCACGCCACAGCATAAATTCTGCAGTGTTGTTGATCTGGTCAACGAACGACTTAGTAGCGGCATCAGAGGTTGTCATAGGCGACCTACCCATTGTTCGCCCCCAGGATGTAAAATTCTTTGACTTGGTTAAGAAGGTCAGTAAGACCGGGATTGTTTTTAGCTGCGCGGATGATCTTGATCCATTCTATTTCTGCATCGCTCAAGGTCGGAGGAATCTCGCGGGGAGAATGCGCTGCTTCTCGGCGAAATGATTCCATAGCTTCGTGCATTGATCCGAATACGTTCCCGAGGCCATCGTCGTACAGCGTGTGCCCTTCGTGATTTTGAAATACATACGCACTCATTTCGGTTCTTTCTTCAACTGGTAATAGACAAGGACCCGATTCACCAGATCGGACATTCCAGGATCAGTTTTAGCCATCCGCCGAATCTCGCCCCACATCTTGTCCTCCTTGATCACCTCCATAGTCGACCTCGATGGCGGAGGAGGTGGCGGAGGTGTAATATTCGGTAAGATGCGCGATTTCTTGAACATACCGCTATTATAGCAGGATCGTGACTGAAAGTCAAGCGGAATGGCTATCGGGGGAGGTCAGTCGTCGTACAGGTTAAGGACGGTCTTGGCGGTGAGCACATCGAAGATGGTCCCGTACTGCCAAGTCGGAGAAGAATACGATGACAGAGAATCGTGTGGCCACTCTATCGCGTTAGCTCGACGATACACTGTTTTGAGCCAGACTGACTGCCCGTGGACCTTGACTGGGCGCCAAGCGAACCAAGACTCCCACGGTACAGCGTCACCAATGTTTCGAATACCTTCCCAGATTGGTGCTGGTCCAAAATTCACGGGCACGATGGTCCTCGCTCACCTTTAATGCCGATGATCGGATCGGGGCCTTGAATGCCGCGTGGACCCACCGGCCAAATCTGTCCGCCGTGCCTATCATACTCTTCGACTTCTGGCACTGGCTCTTTAAGAACATCGAAGATCGTACCATAGATCCAGGTCGTGTGCATACCTTTGAGAGTTAGACGAATCTTACTGCGCTTACGGTACACGGTCTTGAGCCAGGTAGTCTTACCGTTGACTCGCACTGGAAGCCAAGCGAAATACTTCTGCCAAGAGGATGAGGTTCGTGGATAAGGTTGATATCCGCCCATGTTAGCCTTTCAGTACTCCAAATAGGTCAGTGTATTCATATCCGTCCACTTTGATTCCGTGCCAACCAATTGATCGGGCCCTATAAATTTTCTCGAGCCAGACTACAGGTCCTTGACCATTCAATTTTACTGGATACCAGGCAAACCAGGGGCGCCAATCGTTGCTGTGATGGCTTAAATCTGAAATCCTTATTCCCCAGTTTGATCCCATAATTTCCTACCAGGCAAGTCCATATGATACTACCTCGCTCTGCCTGCTAATATCTTTCACGAAGAACGCACACATAGGTTTGTCAACATTTTCCTTGAGCGGAATAGCAAGCATCTGCCCTGGCTTTAGCTTAGGGAAGAACCACTTCACGTCTTGATAAATGTCAACAACTTCAACTGGCTCGAAGACCGGGCTAAACCCTGCCATCGGATTGAATGTAAATACGTTGAACCCACGATCATTGATGCTGGTCAGTGGCACCACCTCAAGATCGCCAAGGTCTGGTTCGCCAATAAGGATCTGCCAATCAACTGGCATACGGATAACGTCTTCGCCAATCTTTAGCACAAGAGCTGGGCTGTTGAACGATTCAAGAAAAATCAATGGCACAAAATAGTAATCTGGATCTTTAGGGTTGCTGTTGTCAAACACGCAGAATCGAAGGTCATCTACTTCGTCTGGTATTGAATTCATTGAGAAGGCAGTGTTGTCTAGCGTTAATATCCTCACGGGTAATCCTTATATAGTTTATTATTTTAGCAGGAACGTAGCTGAAAAGTCAAGTCTTTTGGTTATCTTCGGCATACGGCTCAAGCTGGGTCTCGTTGAAGATGTGAAGCATCCCATTGGGTACGTCGAACCTGAAAACGTATCGCGGTGTGCCGTCATCTGCGAGCCACGCTGCTTTAATAGTGCCGACGGCCTGGTAGCTACCGCCTATCTTCTGAACTCGGTCTTCTGGTTTGTATTTCATTTTCACTTCACTTAAATGTTGCCGAATATCTACGAGTAAGTCTCTTACTGCGGTATGGTTAGCGAGTTCGGGATTAAACAGTCCACCCATTGTTAGGTATTCAGTAATACGGTCAGTTAGTTGGTTGCTCATGGTTTCCAATCAACTTTCTCGATCGAAAACTGGTAGCCTGCCTCGGTGTAATATTTTTTCCTGGTGGTAAGATGCCGCTTGGCGAACTTACAGGTTGACGTGATGTCGTAAATTTCTACCGCGTCTTTGTCACCCGCCTTACGCAAGCCCCGACCAATAGACTGAATGACACGCACAAACGACTTACCTGGTTCAATCAAGATTAGGTTGAAGATTCGTGGAATGTTCAGTCCAACTGCTGCAATACCATAAGTGCAAACTGTGATGGCACCATCTACTACCGCGTGGCTGTCATATTGTTCTTTTCGTGCTGTTGACTTGGATGCCCCACTCAAGAACACTGCACCAGGGATAGAGTCGGCCATTGCTTGCCCTGCTGCTACTCGATCAACAAGAACCAGCGTGTTGCCAGTTTTGCTAATGTCTAAGATCATCTTGGCCATATACGTTAGTCGGTCTACGTCGCCAAGCAGATACTTCAACTCGTCTGGATATGCCTTGAATTCTTTAAGGTCGATGAGCTGTTTAACGTGAACGTGGCAGTTTGCTAACACTCCAGCCTCTTGCAAATCGCTTGCTTTGATTGTGCCAACAACGTTACCGATGGCGACCTGCAGCGATCTACGATCAGCTTCTTCCTTTGGGATCGTACCAGTAACTGCCCAACGAATCGGAATCTTCGACATAACGCTTGTGAGCATTGTCAATAACGCATCGGCTTTGATTCCGTGCGCTTCGTCAATCATGATACAGACTACCCCCTCAATGAAGTCGCCGAACGGAACATTTGCGCTGCCGTCCTTCGTTTTCTTGAACATCGAATTAAGACTTTGCCACGTGCAGATAGTATGGGTCCGGGTGTATTCTTTTCTACCACCGAAGAAAACGCCAACGTCTAACCCCATGTTGATGTAATCTTCTTCTGTTTGTTTTACAAGGTCAGTCGATGGAACAACGACCACGGTTCGTCCATACGGTTCGCATTTGTGACTGAGCACTGCTGTCAATATTGTCTTACCAGATCCTGTGCTCAAGCATTGAATACTTTGCGTATCATTGAGGAATGTGTTGATTGCTTCGACCTGGTAATCTCGAAGCATGATTGGCTTACCTTCGTGAACGTGCCCTTTCGGCCATAGCACGTGAGCGTAACTGTCTTCAGCAACTGCGGTAAATTCAAACTGATTATTGTATTCGCGTAAATCTTCAAGCTCTACGTAATATCCTTCAGCATCGAGAATAGGTAGAATCTCAGCGAGTAAGTTGACGTAAGTGCTACCTCCGAGCTGGCAAAACGATTTGCACCCATCCCAACGCCCAAGCTTTACTGCGGGAGTAAATCTTGCGCCAGGAATCTCATACTTAAATTTGTTGACTAGCTTCTTTCGTGTACTGAGTTCGAGATTTGTAAGTCTGCAATTTGTTTCTGAATCAATGATTATTTTACAAGTGGCCATACGATTCCTTTATTATATTACAGTGTAGCGGACGGGGTGAAGCGAAGTCAAGCAGAATGGTTATCGCGGTAACTGTGGACAGTTGTAGACGATTTTTTCTGCGACCTGAGTGAAGGTGCGCTTGCTGGTCCCATGCATCAGGTTGACGTGGGAGATGAGCAGCGGTAGACGTGATGCCCAGGTTGGGATCACTTTCGTCGTGTAGATCACCTTGATGCCATTAGGCACGACGAATGGGTCAGGTACCGGATCAGATATCGACACGGTCATGATCTCTTCTTCTGTGAAGTAGGTTGGGAGACAACCTAATCTTGGCTTAGTGAAATTTGGTGAGTAGATACAGATAGGCAGGCGGTCTACTGCTATGGCCCACTCTACGATCTCGCCTAAGTCGGCAGTGTTCGACATGCCGATAGTGCGATCAGAGCAAAGCTTCACGAACGGTTCGCCTAACTCTGACGACATTGCTTCTCGAATCTCGTCACTCACTGTGTAGCCAAGGGCGCCGGACATATCAACAAGAGCGTAAATATCGTCGAAGCCAACAGAGTTCTCGATGTATTCGATCATCGAGTCCGGAGCGTTGGTGATGGAGAGTTTGTTATCTTGATACACGAGCTCGATGCGGTATGGTATCTGTTCTAGCTCGACGATCTGATCAAACAACGTCTGACAGTCGGCAGTCACTTCGATGTTGTGCGCTTGTGCTAACGCCACAACCCAGCTTAGGTTATATTCAGTGTTGGCGAATACCCAAGCCTTCTCATCACTGTCCCAAGACACATGACCTTGCGAAGTGCGAGCGAAAGACTTAATCGTTTCAACCATCGACGCATCATATCGGAATCGAAAGTAGAGCTTGTTGTTAGCTAAGATCAAACTCTCGTGGCGATTCAAGACTCGAAGGCCGTCACGATAATTCTTGTGGTCTGGCATTCCGATGCTGTGCGCTGCAAGCTGGCTTGAGTATGTCGACAAGAGCCGATCTACCGTCACAGCCTGACGATCAGTAAGAGCGATGCCTCGCATAAGTTGATCACCAATGCTCTCCGCAAATTTTTGGTCAAAATCCGACATCTTAATCAAGGTACGCTGTGGAGCAATAAAATAGTTGATTGCTTTGCCCATGACATCCTTATAGCCGGATATCACTTCTATGTACTCTTCGATGTTCGGATAGACGATCATAGTTATTTCTGATTCAACGATGCAGATGTAGCGGTTAGTTGCTTGAGGTCACGTTTGAGATAAGAGTTGAACACCTTAGCCCACAGCGTTTCGATCGCGATCTCTTCCTTCGTCATTGCTGCCCTCTTCGCTGCCGGGATAGCATCAGCAGTAACGAGCCCGGCTTCTGCTGCGGTCGCGTCTTCGGGAATCATCGCTGGTTTAGCGGGCTTTTTCGACGGCAGCTTGATGAGCTTTGCTGGTGGAGTCACAGGAACCGGCTCAGGAGCTACCTTCTTCGTTGCCTTAGCTGGTGGTTTGGCCGGGGTTGGCTCGACGACCTTTGGTACGACGACCTTCGTTGCTTTCAATGGCGCTGGAGGTGGAGCAGTGACTTTCTTCGCCTTCAATGGCGCTGAAGGTGTTGCAGTGACTTTCTTTGCTTTAGGTGCTGGTTCGGCGGCTTCAAACAACGCCGACAACGATGGGGTCACCTTCTTTGACTTAGGGGCTGGTGGAGGTGCTGGTCTCGCTGTCACCCCCTTGCCTTTCACTGCGCCTTTCACTGGTCCTTCTGTTACTGCTGATGCTGCGGCCTTAGCCATAGGTGATCCTTAAAAATGATATTTTACACGGTGTGGGGTGGGTAGGTCAACCGGTACGGTCAACCGCCCATCCTGTGGCCGTTGCTGTCGGTTGGGTAGGTCGTGGGCTCAGCGTGGTCGACTTCGGTGATGCTCGTACCTGGTGATTTTAGCATCGGACGTGAGCCTCCAGAGAACGGGATGTCGTCTTCTGCTGTTGGCGCTGCAATCTCGTCGGTCGGGTAGAGCAGAACTGGTTCGGTGCCAGGCACATCGCGGTTGTTGTGGGCTTCGAAGTCCGGCGTCTGCGGCGAGTAGGAGGTGGATGACATCAACGGTGAAGAGATGATGAAGTCCGCGGTCGAACGATTGCAGGCTGTTGGAATGTTCCAGGCCACTGCGAGACGAAGGAGCGCCTTCACGTCTGGATCGTGTGGTTGTGGTTCCAACGGATCCCAGAAGAAGATGATAAGGTCGATCTCGCCTTCTGCGATCTTCGCGCCGATCTGCTGGTCACCACCGAGTGGGCCCGAGCGTAGGCACTGGACGTCACGCGCTAAGGTCTCGGCGAGCAGCTTGCCCGTCGTGCCTGTAGCGATAAGTCGATGATGCGATAGCGTCTTCTTGTTGTATTTCGCCCACTCCATCATATCGGGCTTCTTATTGTCGTGGGCGATAAGAGCGATGGTTTTGATTGGTATGACTTTAGACATTGTTTTCCTTGTTGGTGGTTCTGCGTGATTGATATTCTGCCACTGCATCAGATAAAACTGCGGAGAAATTGACTGCCTGCTGCTCTGACAGCAACACATACGCTTCTGTTTCGACATACCCCTTAGTCAGCGCAACCCAAGCGACCGCAACACGATTGTACCAATCATTTACTCTGCTCTTGACCGCGTAGACTAACCAGGAATCGTTCACATAATCATACGAGAATCGATTCCGCCAATAGTTCGTCTCTGTTTTCGAGTATATGTGCGCTGTGATAATGTCGTCGTCAACATCAACGCTAAACGTGATTTCTCCATCGCACCCGCATTCACACGGAACTTTGAAATATTTTGAGTTCGGAAACTCGTGGCTTTTTGATATTCCGACTGCTGGTGTTTGTGGAGTCATTGTTATATCCAAATAGGTATTTATCTGTGCTACCGCCAGATATTATTCTTTCGTGAAGGTAGCGTTATCGGCGATATGATCTGCTAACGAATGTAGGATCTTACGGACGATTGACCGGTGTAAATATTCGTTGTCGCACGATATGCTGCCATTCTCGTCAACGTGAACCTTGATTTCTCCCTTGCCAAGATTGGCTTTCTTCCACGCTACGCTAAAATTCGTAGGGTAGACATAGGTGACGTCTACCTTATCAGCCTTAGCAAACTCGGCCTTAACTTCTGCGGTTAATTCCCTAAGCTCAGCGCCTACTCGGCACAGCTCAGCCCAGGTACGTTCTTCTTCATCGCAGTCGATCATACAGTTCCTCTCAAAATTGATAGTGATGCGCTCGCGCTTGTGTGGTGTATAGCGATACCGCCAGCTGCGCTCCATTGGGCGATATTCATCTCGTTGTCGTCGATCAAGATATCGCCAGGCTCGCAGTGGTTCCATTTGTCTTTCGAATGCGGGCCAGTCTTGAATTTCAACGCTGCCAGGTCAGGAAAATGTTTTCTGAGCCAAGCTTGTTTTTGCAACACTGCGTCAGGAAATGTTGCGAGGTTTGGAATCGCAGTCAGAATCTCGACGGTCATGTTGTGCAATTTAGCGAATGCTAAAACACCATCGACCAGTTGTCGAGCATCGGGCATCGGCTCTGGATCAACAAACAGGTCTGGTACCTTCTCGCGAATGATCCGCCACATAGCCGACGACGATGGCTGTTCCTTCCAGTGAGTACCAGTTCGTTCACGAACCAGTTTATCGAGGTTGACAACAACTCCGTCTAAGTCGAGATGAATTTTTCTTTTCTTATGCTCTATTTCAGTTATCTTCATAGTTACAGTGTAATAGGTTAGTGGAGGTAAGTCAACCAGTATGGCTAATCTTCCTCCACCCACTGGCACAGATCGTAATCGACGCAGTGTGGAATGTTCAAGACGTGGCCGGCGATCAACGCTTCGAGGCCGTCGATCAACCCGTCCATCACCTCAACGTTCGGGTAGATCATCTTCGTCAGTTGCTCAACGGTAGGTTTCTCAGACCACCATGCCTCGAGATTATGCGGCGGCTGGTCGTAGTTGCAGAGAACTGAGGTTAGAACCCAGATCGACTTTTTAGTCATCGAAATTCGTCCCAGGTTTCTACTGCCGAGGTGACGATGCAACTGATGATGACGAGAGGGATACCTACCACGAGAATGACTGGTAGCCAGACTATCATCGTCACATAGAAGAAGATGAAGCGGAACCACTTCGGCAGATTGTCATGCCACCAGTTCGGAATATCGCAGACTAGTGAGAAAAAATTGGAGATTGCGGTGAGGCAGTTGTCGATCTTTTGCCCTGCTGTTTTCATATTCATTTTACTTCCTCAAATCGGTAATGTGTATTGAACTTCGGACCCTCGCGCTTTTGAAACACTGCGAGGCAGGATGGGCATAGTGACATAGAGCCATGCAGACCATCTGGGCCGGGAAGAACCTCGTATGCGATAACCGATGGCTTATTATTGCAGCGAACAGTCCCGCCAATGTCACCACCGAGCGTCATAAAATTCGTGCCGTTCGGAACATCTGCTTGACATCGTTTTAGATCGGGCGGCGTCAGCAGGTCTTGTTTGGTGATAATTTCCATTACAGTTCAATCCCGTGTTTTGCGCTGTAAGCTGACGCAAGGTTACTCACTTTGTTATCTGCAAGATCGCCAGTGTCAGCATATCGCCAAAAATCAGCGAATGCACGATACACTGCGATTGTCTCAATCTTAGTCTTCTTCCAGAACAGGGCGCCGGTGGTTATCGTAACGTCGACGTCAGCGTGATGCGTTTTTTTCGTGAACATTCCGTCTTTCACGCTTGTTGTACCTGTGTGAACGAAATTGCTATATTCGATTTTCATCATTTATCCTTTGTATTGATTGTCAAACTGCGTAGATTCAAAACATTCGCGTAAGGCATCGTCAATTGTAGGTTGATTGTCTTCAGTAAATTGATCTTCGGTGACATCTCGAAGCAATCGATAGATCTCAGTGATTCGTTCTTGATGCCCGCCTTGAATCACCGCTTTCGCAAAGATACGCTTTACAAACCATTGTTCAAATCTGTTCATTATTTCCATCCTATCGATTTACTTGCTGCTACCGCTGCCTCGGGATCTGCATCTCGCAATGCGAACATCCTCTTGCTAAAATACTCGCCGGACTCGCCTTGAAAAATCACATCGCCGATGCCGGAGAATCTCCACTTAGCGAGCATGTCGGCATACTCCATACGGTCAATTTGGGCTTTTGTTTCGTCAGTTAGTTTCATTTACTGGCTTCTTCAATAAGTAAATTACTGCTTGCTGTTGATCAACTTTCAACATATCAGTTGCGTAGGCTGCGATTTCTGCCTTTACTCGCCAATGCCCACTGTTGTCAAGTGAGCATAGCTTAACCATCTTCGGAGTAAACCGAATTATCTTACACAACGCTAATCCACCATAACGCACAGTAACAACAATGTCGTCAACAACGATTTCTTGACCTAAACGATCGGTATGCATGGCGTATCGTCATTTATATTCAGTTGCCCTCGGCCAGACTCAGTGTCAGGCTTTGTGGTCGTTTTTCTACATCGTGAGCAAACGAATGTCTCAGTTCCGTTGTCGTACGTAGGTTCTTGGTAATCGTGGAAGGCGCCTTCGATCTTGACTCCGAGAAAGTCGGCCCACTCTTGAGCCTCTTGCTCGGCCTGCCACTTTTCTTCTGAATAGAACGGAGTTTGCTGACCGGTGCTATCCATAAAGTTAGCATCGGCAGGGCGAACGTCAGTATTCGTCAAGATGACCCACCATGTTACGCGATGGGACTCGTTCATCTTGCTGATCTCTACCTTAAAGGTCATTTTGCTGGCTCAGCAGCAACCGGAGCTTCTGTGGCGGTAGGAGAAGGATCGGAATCGACCGTAGTCGTTTCTACAACAGTGACCGTCTTGGTCGTTTTTCCTGATTTGTATGCGGTAGTAGTCGACGCATCAGCAGTTGGTGTTGCCGGACAGCGAACAACAGTAATCGCGTCCGCTTCGGAATTGAATAGGCGGTAAATCTTACAATCTTTTAATCCGTCCGGGATAGGCCATTTAGCTGTAGTGTCTGTTGCTTCCGGATCGCAACCGACGAGAAGAAGGGCAATGATAGATGCAGCAAGATATTTTGTTTTCATTTTGTTTCCTTTGTTGAACAGTAATCGAGGGCAATGCCAAGCAAACACCAGGCGACATACATCGTGACGAACGGGGCAACAATGGCGAGCCCGACCATCAGCAGTTGCTTTGACTGACGTTGATCAGCCGTATTGTCGTGCAGCCAGGCTGAGATAACAAACCCTTGCCCGAGAGCGTAAATGCAATACATCAGAATCGCAAACATTTGAATTCCTAAGGCAGGTATTTCTTGAAAATTGGCAGTGTGCGGCGCCGCAGTTTAATATAGAATTGATGGTATTGAACATTTCGACCCGCTTCGCTCAGGGAACGCCCTCGACTAGACCACCAGTCGTACGTTTTCTCCGACGCAAAGAATTCTGCTGCTTGATCAGCAGTCGTTACCCGTTTTGACGATTTGTGGCCCTTACGGGTAACTGTGAGCTTCATCACAGTCACTGGGACCAGCGTTGTTTTGCTCATCAAGCACGTCCTTTCACAAACAATTCAATCGAGGCAGAGATAATGCCAGCTAAGAAAATGACCGTGGCGCCAAGGCCGAGCAAAGTGAATAGCAGTACCGTTATCTTCGGGTATTCGATGGGATTCTGTTTGTTCATTGCTCGGGCCATAACCAACGCCTGCACGAACGACAGCACAACATACAACCCTGCAATTTGGATTCCAGTCATTTACTACTCCGTTGTGTTATTCAATACAGTGATTATACGCTCATTGTTTTGATTTGTCAACCTTCTGGTATCTGGATTTCTTCTTCGGTACAACGACGTTACCGGTCTTGCTGTCTTGGAGAAACCAAGTGCCGGTTAGGTCCTGAACAGGCATCGGCTTTCCGGAGGCGAACTGGGCCATCTTGCGGAAATTCGCCTCCTGCTCGAGAAGCGGTAGGAGGGATGCTGGATATTGAGTCGGGCGATCCTTAACCCAATTTAGAATATTCACCAGGTGGTCGATGGCGAGATCCTTGATAGGAATCTTACGACCATCGGCGACGCCCCATTCGGTTTCACGAAGTTCTTCCCATGATTCGATCACTTCATTCCCCATGCCTTGAACAATTTCTGGTAGCGTCGAAGGGCGCGGTCGTGAAATCGTTTCTGCCGATTCGCCACGTAGGTGCGATATTCTTGAATAGTCTGATTCGGTTGCTGATCAAGCGTCTTAGCTACCGTCGCACACCAGTGTATAGTCAGCAGCAATGCAGCTTCGATAGCCGCTGCCTTGGCTTGGCGCATGATTGAGGTTGACGCTCGATTCCTATGCGTGGGGTAGAACGATACTGCCAGCTGCCCGTTATCACCGCGCCACTTGACGAGCTCGATGGTTGACATGTTATACCTCATCAGAGTATTTGAGCTCGTCGAGCGATTCGAAAATTGCCGTCGACTTGTTGATAGGGTAATATCCGGTGCTGCCGTGTACCTTAGCAGCAACGGCGTCCTTCGCAATCTGTTCAGTAGCGACGATGCCGACGGTTTCGTTACTCTCGTTCCATTGATCTGGACGAGTAAGGACAAAGCCAGTGACTGTGGTCAGTTTCATTCGAATCTCCTGTAACACGTTTCAATAGTCATATTATACGCGGATGCCTAGGGGAAGTCAACCTATTTCTGGAACGGGCTGATCTTGATTTCTGGATATTTCACCATGCAATCGTCGAAGTCTATCGCCCCGATCGTCACTGCGCCGCTCTCTGATTCGATAACGATCACGCATTCAGTGATAAGGTACACAGTCGCATCGCTATAGAACACCCGGTAGAGTGAGTTGCCGAGCAACTTTTTCCCGAGCCGCTTCCAGTCTTTGGGATTCGTGCCAGCAGTCTTAGGGCGGTTGACGTAGTAGATGCGGGCAGGGTCAGTGTCCGGCTTTAGAGCTGTCGGATTCAGTTTGACCCAGTCTGCGATTGCCTGTTTGCATTGCGCTGTATCGAGCATCATATCTCCTGTTAGTCTGCGTTTTTCATAACCGTCGTCTTCGCCATACGCTGCCAGGTGTTTGGGAAGCTTTTGTACAGGTCACCAATCTTCAGCGCGGTTCTGAGCGAAACTTCGCGTAGCTTGTTGTGGTGTGCGAACAAGAAGTCGATGATTTCTGCTTGCTGGACAGGCTCAAACTCGTAGCCATCAAACAGTTCGCCAGTGGCAGCAATCTGCTTGATACGAAGGAGTTTGTCGCGCACTGTGTCGAGGGTGAGATCCAAAAAGTGGCAGCGTGATTCAAGGGCAAGCAGGTGGTCTTGCAGTTTCTTGGAACGAATGTTCTCAAACTTCATATTCGTGATGAAGATGATCGAGCCCTTAAAATCGAACGTATTCGGGATTTCTTCCTGTTTCAACGTGCGTGACTCACTGTTCCAACAAATCTTACGTCGTTTGCCTGAATCGAGCGCCGATTTCAGCAGATTTAGACTCAAATCATCAAAAAACAAGCCGTCGCAATCGTCAAACACCAACACGTTATCTTTTTCGCTGTATTCGTACAACGCCTTATACAGACCAATCGGAGTTGCAGCGCCTTTGATCACGTTGGTCTTGAGCTTGCGACCAGCAACGATGTCAAGCAACGATGCTCGATCAAGCTCGGCTTCAACGCCAAAGCTCTTGCCGACGCCCGGAGGTCCTGTTACGATCATAGCCTTGATATTGCCCTCGCAAGCTGCGCGGGTCATTTGATGCAGGATGTCGAATCGGTCAGCAATGCGAGCCATCACTTCTTCGTCGGTCTCACCACTTACGATCTGTCCAACTTCGCGTTCGATGATGGAAACGCCTGCTTGGGCGGCGTAGGTATCTTCGTCGCTGTATTCGTAGTCCATGATTTTGTCAACGGAGATACGGATTTTCTTCTTGTCTGGACCAAACTTATGGGATCCGTCAACAGTAACGAACCCACCTTTGGCGCCGTGCGTGAATTGCTTGAGCATCGGGAAAACTTCGTTGCTGATTTCTTCGTTGCGATAGGTGCCGCGACGAACTTTGATGTATGCTTGAGTCAAACTATTGCTCCTTGTGGTTGCGTTTATCTAATAACGCAATTATACGTGGATTTTAGGAAAAGTCAAGCGGTTGTTGCTCGTTCTACTCGATCAGTCACCACGAACATGTTATTTTCCTTCGAGGGAGTCGATGTCATCCCGAATCTGCTTGATGATGTTTGCAATGCCACGGGCAGATGGGTCAAAGCCTTCGCAGGCTTCTTCGATGTAGCCTTTAGCCCATTCGAGGCTATGGATTGCTTTGGTGAGCAGGGCGATTTGATCTTCGTTATTCATTATCGCCTCTTTCAAGTCTGGCTTCAAGCGCATTCGCCATATTGTTGATTTCGACTGCCATAGGATCGATATATTGCGATGAATCCAGGATCAATCGTTGGGCATCGCGAAGCTTCCACAATGCCTGCTGCAATTTGCTGATTTGGTCTTTATTCATTACGGCTCCTGTAAAAGTTCCCACGCGCTGGCTAAGATACCAGCATCTTCACAAATCTTTCGACGCTCATCTGCAGACAGAACCAACCATGCTTTGACCTTGTCGGTCGACCCCCAAGATTCCTTCGGGGCGGAGAGCATCAGCCACTTCATAAAGGCTACGATGTTTGACCATTTATTCATCGGGTGCGTCCGGGAGGTTGCTCCAACCAAGTCGTTCGATAGCATCGCAGTGTGAAATGATCCGGGCGGATAGCCACGAACGA